AGTGGCAAGATTAATCGGTGCTCCTCCAGGCTATGTTGGTTACGAAGACAATGCTGGACAACTTATTACCAAGCTACAAGAAACACCCAACGCTGTCTTACTGTTAGACGAAGTTGAAAAAGCACATCCAGATGTTATGAATATTCTTTTAGCATTCATGGACAACGGTTTTATCACAGGATCTAATGGTAAACAAGCAGACGGTCGTAATACTATTTTATTAATGACTTCGAACCTTGGCGCTCGAGACAACGAGAACAATACTATTGGTTTCGGTGACCTCGGCAAAGATGACGAGGACGATAAAGCAGTTAAGAAATTCTTCGCTCCTGAATTCCGTAATCGTTTAGATGCTATTATTAAATTTGCTAAACTTGATCAAACTGTTGTTATTCAAATCGTTAAGAAATTTATCGGTGAACTTAACAGTCAGCTCAAAGACAAAGGCATTGAAATTGTTGCAGGGTCTAATGCTGTTAAATGGTTAGCAGAAAAAGGATATGACAACAAGATGGGTGCTCGTCCGTTGGCTCGATTGATCGATAATAAAGTAAAGAGCCCGCTAAGTCGCAGAGTATTATTTGGCGATTTGGTAGATGGCGGTAGAGTTAATATCACTATTGAGAATGACGACCTTGCGTTTACTGTATCTGAAATTCCTAAACCACTTACCAAAGAAGAACGTAAGGCACAGAAAGCAGCAAGAGCGTTAGAGTTGCAGACAGCAACAGAGACCGCAGATGAAAACACTGAAAACCAATAAAAAGTTTTATAATAAATGGTTGTATAAAGTTTCATTGATTATGAAAGGAGTCAGTGTATTCCGATCATATTCAATCAGCGACATCAAAGAGTATTATTCACAATCAGATCCCGATAGCCGTCCTTATTCTTTATTGGCTCGAGGATGGCCTCATCGACTCGAACTTGTAGAGTTAGCCGATGTTCTGCTAACACATGATCCTAAGATCTGGACCAAACGTATTGAAAATACTCTAATAGATTTCTACACTAATGATGTGGCATTTTATAATGATATATCAGATAAATTTAAAGATCTGATATCACAGAGATTTGAACCTGATGAATCCTGTTCTGATCTATTAGACGCACCACAAACTATTATTACTGCAAAACTACCACACAACAAATACAGATATAGGGTTTATTTAAAACCACATAAGTTGGCTGGTGATCGAGATAGTAAACAAAAGTACGTTGATTGGCTAAAAGGTCAGCACCCACGTATTACCTGTACTCCTGCTGTGGAACGTTGGTTTATTAAAACTGACTGGAACTGGGATCGAAGATATGTTCTCGTTGAAGATGATCAAACTCTGTTAATGCTTAAATTACGCAATTCCGAAGTTGCGGGCCGAGTTTACAATTATGTTATTGCCGATAAATAAGAGATGTCCACTGAAAGTATAACTCTATTATCAAACATTGTCGCAGAAGCTGCTTCTGCTGACTTTTCCTATTCCGATAAACAAAAAGGTGCAGGCTATCATCGTTCTAATGACGGTGTACACACAGTTACCTATGTTTTCAATAATTTCAAAGGTACTGTAAAAATACAGGCCACATTAGCACTATATCCAGGAGATGCTGATTGGTTTGACGTTACTGGCACTGAAGTAGGTGGAGATAGCACTGTGATAGTAGCAGCCGCTAAGTCTTATACATTTACTGGCAGATTTGTGTGGATTCGCGCCGCATACAATCTACAAGACGGTACAATTACCGAAATCCGTTATAATTACTAACCTGCTTTGAACGATAAATATAGTATGACCTTACGGAATCATACTATGAGAGACCTATTATCAAAATTAGACGCTATCGTTAGCGAAACAGCATTAACAGACAAGAACGATCTACAGGCCAAACGCAAGGCCCTACACGATCTCGAAACAGATCCTACATTACTAAAAGAGCCAGAATTAGTTAAAGCGGTTCAACAGCGTAAGTTAGATCTCGAAAAAGAAGCCAGATCAAAAGGTTTCACAGAAAGCACTGATCACGAAGCGAGTATGGCTAAGGCAGAGTTGCTTCAAATTGCAAAAAATGCTAAAATATTGTTTATGCGAATACAAGATGGCGACGAATTGCCTGGATGGGTCAGCAGTTATATCACATTGGCCAACGATCATTTAAATTCAGCCGCTGAGAATATAGAATACAACCCACCGGAGCAACAATAATGTTATTAAAAGAAATGTTTAGCCCAATTGGCGCTCCGCATGAAGAACAACAGGACATTGATTGGCTTGACGATTTGAAATTTTTCATCGATAACGATGATACAATGCTCAATCAATATTTTTTCCCAGCTGTAAAAAAGCATAAAGAACACAAAGGTCATCCAGATGCATATAAAATTTACATCAGACCTATTGAAAGTTGCATGGGACACTATTGTAAAAAGTTCGATATCGAAGAACCACAAGAAAAGTTTCCAAAAGAAAAACTCATTGATTTAGCAAAACGAATTGCTACTGAACAAGAAAAGTATATAGAAAGCGGCGACTACAATTAATGAAACTAATAGAACTGTTTGAAGCGGAGAATACTCACATTACATTCTGCTTTGGCAGAATGAATCCTCCTACGATTGGACACAAACAGTTGTTAGACACAGTTGCAGGTGTTGGTGGAAAGTTTTCGATATTTGTCAGTCAAACACAAGACAAAAAGAAAAATCCATTAGACTATCAAACTAAAATTAAATTTATGAAGGCAATGTTTCCTCAATATGCCAAGAATATTGTCGATGATGCCAACTTAAATACGATTGGCAAGGTTGCCAGTTATCTTTACGACATGGGTTATAGAAATGCTACCTTTGTAGCAGGCAGTGATCGACTCGAAGATATGAAAAATCTTCTAACTACATATAATGGTGTTGAAGGAAAAGCACACGGATTTTATAAATTTGATCTTCTTGATTTTAAATCAAGCGGAGATCGTGAAGATGGTGCTGAAGGGGTTGCCGGAGTTAGTGCATCAAATGCTCGAGCAGCAGCAGCTAACGGAGACTTTAAAGCATTCCAAGAATCTACTGGTGCTGGTCAGCATGCCGAAGCACTATATAAAGCAGTAAGAGATGGCATGGGCATTAAAGATCAGCCTGCACAAGAAGATGCAGCAGGTGTTGGCATTGTCAACAAACAAAATTCAACAAAAGATGTAGGGCCAGGTACACTTAGAAAAAATCTAAAGGCCTTTAATCTTGTAGGAGACAAAAAAATGAAAGCTGAAGAATTTACAATAGAACATAAAAAAGGTCGCAAGGCTGTTAAGCACAATCCGAAACCTCGCAGCCCGGTCGCCCATGCCGCACAAAGCGTAATAGGCGGATCTGCAAGTGGGGCGCACAAAGATAAAACTAAAGAAATACCGCGCCATCAGAAACACAAAACTGTTGATGTTGTCGGCGAAGGCTATAGAGATCCTGAAGATTGGGACGAAGGTAACACAGAACCTCCTAATAACTTTGCTGTCTATATCAACGGTAAGAAATGGAAAGTATTTGCAGGTCGTGGAACTTATGCTGACGACTTGAAAGAAAGACAACACTATCGTCAATTGCAAGACTGGGCTGCAAAGAAAACTGCTGCTACTGGTAAGAAATGGACAGTCCACGTAACTGGTGAGGCGCCTACAGCTTAATATGGATATCAAAACTCTACAACGCCTTGCTGGTATAACAGAGTTTAAAGGACTGAAGCCTTACGGCGGCAGTAACATCAGTGTTACTGGCATGACTAATCAAGAATTGGAGCGAAAACACAATATTAAACCCGGAACACCGGAATGGTTTCAATTATGGTTTTCAAAACCTTATCTAACCGGTGAACCAAAAGTAGGTAAAAAATGATTGAAATTACACCAGCAGCAAAAATAAAAATTCAAGATCTTCTATCAGAAGAAAATAATCTTAATCTCAAGCTTCGTACATTTGTTCAAGGTGGTGGCTGTAGTGGATTTAGTTATGGATTCACATTTGATGATGTGCAGAACGATGACGATTTTGAAATCGACTGTGGAGCATGGAAAGTATTGATCGACGCTATGAGTATGCAATATCTAACAGGAGCAGTGATAGATTATACTGAAAGTTTAAATGGCAGTCAGTTTTCAATTAAAAATCCCAATGCACAAACAACCTGTGGCTGCGGCAGCAGTTTTTCCGTATGATAGATAAAAAATATTATTACAGCGAAGCAGAATGGGATCGTCTCGGTTGTGGACCGTTGCCTGAAGAAAGAGATATTAGTAAAATAAATCCCCAAGATATTAATTGGGGGACTTACCTTGTGTTTCCAGAAAGACAAGGTGAGGAAGATCGACACCTTAATCCATATAGTCAACACTAATGAGAGCCAGCGAACTACTTCCACAAGGTATAAAAGTCTATGTTGACATGGACGGTGTCCTTGCGGATTTATTTAATCATGCAGGCAGTCTTCATGATGTAGAACACTACAACAAGATGACCAAAGATCAATGGGAAGAGTTTTTTAAAAATTCTAATGCCTATGAATTGTTTCGAGACCTCCCAGCGTTTCCTACAGCAAACAAATTATTACAAATGGTCAAAGACTTTGCTGGCGGATATACTATCTTAAGCAGTCCGTTAAGTTTTGACAAAGCAGGCAGTATCAAAGGCAAACGTGAATGGCTTAATAAACATATTCACGTAAGTCCAGATAATATTATCTTTGAACACGATAAGGCCAAATATGCAACAGCCGACGGTCATCCTAATATTCTTATCGACGACTACGGTGTAAACATTCGTGCTTGGGGATCCGCTGGTGGCATTCCTATCAAATATCAAGCAGACGAAGACAGTCTACAAACAGTATTCAAAGCTCTACAGGCAGCCAGCAAAGGCGAAGTAGATGAAGGCTGGAAAGACATTGCTGCCGCAGGCGCACTGGCTACTGGTTTAGCATTTGGTGGTGCTGGCAACGCAGATGCCAAATCTCAACCAACTACACAAAAGCCCAATGTCATTCAGCAGGTCAGCAAAAAAGATATTGCGAAAAGTGTAACCGGTAATCCACACGAAGTGTATCTAAGAAAAGCAGCGGAGAAGGCAGGGATTATGGGTCATGAGCTTACATCATTTTTATCACAGTGTGCTCACGAAACTCTTGATTTTAAACATATGAAAGAGATCGGCGGCAGCTTAGACTTCCGTAAATATGATCCTAAGTATGCTCCTAAGAAAGCAAAACAATTAGGAAACAAACAGGTAGGCGATGGTGCAAAATATAAAGGCCGTGGCTACATACAATTAACTGGTCGTGACAACTATAAGAAAGCAGGTGCTGCACTTGGTTTGCCTTTAGAGGCCAAACCTGAGCTTGTTGAAAAACCCGAAGTGGCTGCAAAGGTTGCTGTATGGTATTGGAAAAATCGTGTAGCTCCAAAGGTCGATAGCTTTAAAGATAATAACGCAGTAACTAAGACTATTAACCCTGGCATGAAGCATTTAGATCAACGGGCAGATAAGCTCAAGTCATTCCAAGTGGCGATGAAATGAGAGCACACGAATTCATAGTTGAAAGAAAAAAGAAACGTAAAAAGCCACGCTGGGCTGCTTATGGCCCAGGGCCGTACGGCGGCTACGGCTATTATGCTGGATATAGTGGCGATGGTGGAAGTGGCGGATCCGAAGGTGGCGACAGTGGAGGCGGTGGTGAAAGCATTGAACACGAAAACTTTGCTGATGGTAAGAAACCAGGACGTAAAGGACTTGCCAAACGTAGCGGTGTTAATACCAAAGCCAGTGTGAGCAGTCTAAGAAAAACTGCTAAAAACAGCTCGGGCGAGAAAGCACGTATGGCCCACTGGTTGGCTAACATGAAGGCCGGACGTGCTAAAAAGAATAAATAGTATATTATGAAAATACGAGAAATCTTTGAAGATGCAACAGCAGGATCTACATCAGCAGGTAATATTGCTACCGTTGTAAGTCCGCAACTTGCTATTGGCAAAGATCGCGGCAATAAGAGCTATACTGGTAGCCCTGGCAAAAGTGGAACTAAAGCACCACGTGTACCCAAGGTTAAACAGGCTAAAAACAGCGATGGCACAGCTAAAAACGCACAAGATATGAACCTTAACTTGTTTGGCGGCTCTGCAATCAAAAGATAAATACATTACGACCTTTAGGAACCAAGGAATTTAAAAATGGACTTCAAAAAACTATTAAACACAATCGACAGCGTACAGACTCGTCCAGAGACTCCAGCTGCTCCAGTATTGCCTACAGCAGTACAACTTAACGAAGATGCACAATTACGTGTGTTAAGCGGACGTACTACATACGTTGCAGAAGCTAAGAAAAAAGCTGAAGAAGATAAAAAAGAAGAAGCTGTTAAAGAAGAAATGAAGGTCGGCGACAGCAAGAAGACTGCCAAAGGTGGAACTGTTACTAAGACTAAAACTGGTATCGTTCACAAGGCAGGTCCTGGTAGCTATGGTGGCTCTGACGATAAAGATACAGATCCTGATGCAGATGATGATGCTCCAAAAGCTAAAAAGAAAGCCAAGAAAGAGTCTATCGATCCAGAACAATTCAAGTCTAAATTCCTAAAGATGGTTGAAGCAAAGAAAGAAGATAAAAAAGATACTAAGAAAGAAAAGAAGATGGAAGAAGGTGCTAAACCTGATTTCTTAGATATTGACAAAGACGGTGACAAGAAAGAGCCAATGAAGAAAGCTGCTGCTGACAAAGGTGGCGACAAGAAAGATGGTAAGAAAGGCATGTCAGCTAAACAAGAAAAGTTTTTTGGTAAGAAAAACGAAAGCGCAATGATGCCAAAAGGCAAAAAGCGTCCAGTTAAAGAATCAGTCGAAGGCAAACTAACTTTCAAAGACATGGTTAAACTTGTGCAAGAAAGCGGTGGCCAACAACAGATTGATGCTGTTGATCAAGAATTGTTTGCTTGGGCTCAACGTGTTGCTGCTGCTAAGTTCAACGAATCAGCAAAACAAGAAGTGTATGCAGGTTTGGTATACGAACGTATGGGCGGAGTATTTGAAATGTACGACGTTCTTGCAGAACAAAAATAATTTACCAATTTGGTAAACAAAAGCCAGTCATTAGTTGACTGGCTTTTTTATTGACTGTATAATTAGTGTATAGGAGAATTAATTATGACAAGAATGTACGGTCCAGAAGAAAAAGCAAAGCTCGAAAGATTAATCAACGAAGGCTCTAATGTACTTCGTGAAGTAGAGGACCTCAACGAAGGTCTTAAAGAAACTGTAAAAGCAGTAGCAGAAGAACTCCAAATTAAACCAAGTGTCATCAATCGTGCAATCAAAATTGCTCACAAAGGTGACTTTAAAGCGCACGATGAAGATTGGCAAGAGATTGAAGCTATCCTTGACATTACTAAGCGCCTTGACTAATGTATGATTTATTAAAACCTACTATAGATTGGATTAAAGATGACTACCGTACTCATCCCTTTCGGTTTTTTATTGAACTACTTGCTTGGGCTGTGTCTATTGGGTGCAGTATCACTATGGCCGTCACCGTGCCTAATCCGCCACTACTCGCGTTATATCCTGTTTGGATCGCTGGCTGTGCTATGTATGCTTGGGCTGCTTATACTCGGAAATCATTTGGCATGCTGGCTAACTACATCTTGTTAACCACTATTGATACATACGGGTTAGTTAGAATGCTAATTAATTAAATACAGTATGAAGGTAGGCGGGCCATAAACCGCAAGTAGGTATTTGTCAGCCTAAAAATGACATAGGAGAAAATATGAGTTACGTAGACGCTTTCTATGATAGAGAGCAAGACATGATCAATGTTGTTGAGCGTGATGACAAAGGCAATCGTCATTTCAAAGAATATCCCGCAAGACACATTTTCTATTACCCTGATCCAAAGGGCAAATATCTTTCAATCAAGGGCGAATCCCTTAGTCGTGTAAGTTCAAAGAACGTTAAAGAACATCGCAAAGAACTGGCAATACACAGCAACAAACGATTATTTGAAAGCGATATTAATCCAATTTATCGCTGTCTCGAAGACCACTATCTCAATGCAGATGCACCTAAACTAAATGTAGCATGGTTTGACATTGAGGTGGACTTTGATCCAGAACGTGGCTATGCTTCGCCAGAAGATGCGTTCATGCCAATTACTGCGATCGCTGTTCACCTACAATGGTTAGACACCATGGTATGTTTAGCACTACCTCCAAAGACTCTGTCAATGGAAGAAGCAACTAAACAGGTTGAAGAATTCCCGAACACCATGCTGTTTGAATCTGAAGCAGAGATGCTTGACACGTTTTTGAATCTAATTGAAGATGCAGATGTGCTAAGTGGTTGGAATAGTGAGGGCTTTGATATTCCCTATACTGTTAATCGTGTGACCAAGGTTCTCAGTAAAGAAGATACCCGTCGTTTCTGTTTATGGAATCAATACCCTAAGAAACGTGAATATGAAAAGTATGGTAAGACTGCTATCACTTATGATCTTATTGGTCGAGTACACTTAGATAGCCTTGAACTGTATCGTAAGTACACATATGAAGAACGTCATACCTATCGATTAGATGCTATCGGTGAGATGGAGATTGGCGAGAACAAGACTGTATACGAAGGCACACTTGATCAACTGTATAACAATGACTTCCGCAAGTTCATTGAATACAATAGACAAGACTGTGCCCTACTTGATAAACTTGATAAGAAACTGAAATTCCTCGATCTTGCCAACACACTGGCGCATGAATGTACAGTACTACTACAGACTACTATGGGTGCTGTTGCTGTAACTGAACAGGCCATTATCAACGAAAGTCATAGACGTGGATTGATTGTGCCCAATCGTGTACAGCGTGATCCTAACGAAAGCAATCAGGCGGCTGGTGCGTATGTTGCCTATCCCAAGAAAGGCATCCACGAATGGATCGGCTCACTTGATATTAACTCACTGTATCCAAGTGCAATTCGTGCATTGAACATGGGTCCGGAAACTATTGTTGGACAGCTACGTCAAGACGGTACTAAAGACTTTATTGCCGCTGAAATAGGCAAAGGCAAATCGTTTGCCAATGCATGGGAGGGTATCTTTGGCAGTCTCGAATATACTGCGGTAATGAATCGTGAAGTTGGCCGTGATATTACTATCGATTGGGAAGATGGCGGCAGTGATGAATTAAGTGCTGCACAGGTCTATGATTTAATATTTGAAAGTAATCAGCCGTGGATGCTCAGTGCTAACGGTACTATCTTTACCTATGAGAAAGAAGGTATCATTCCCGGACTGTTGAAAAAGTGGTATGCTGAACGTAAAGACATGCAGGCCAAATTAAAAGAATGCATTACAGCAGGAAATAAAATTGAAGAAGAATATTGGGACAAACGACAGTTGGTTAAAAAGATTAACCTTAATAGCTTATACGGTGCTATTCTTAATCCTGGTTGCAGGTTCTTTGATAATCGTATTGGCCAATCCACTACTCTTACCGGCAGAGCCGTTGCTCGCCATATGGCCGGCAAAGTAAATGAAATTATAACAGGAACTAACGATCACATAGGCAAAGCAATTATCTATGGTGATACAGACTCCTGTTATTTCTCAGCATATACTACACTTAGACCAGAAATTGAAAAAGGTAACATACCTTGGTCTAAAGAAAATGTAACAGAACTTTATGATACCATAGGAGAAGAAGTAAATGCCACATTTGCCAAGTTTATGCAAGACGCCTTCCACTGTCCAAAAGCCCGTGGAGAAGTTATTAAAGCCGGTCGAGAAATTGTCGCATCAAAAGGTCTGTTCATTACTAAAAAGAGATACGCAGTTCTCTACTATGACAAAGAAGGCAAACGTGCAGACGTAGATGGTAAGCCAGGAAAGATCAAGGCCATGGGCTTGGATCTGAAACGCAGTGATACTCCTGTAGTCATTCAAGACTTCCTGAGTGAAGTTTTAACATCAGTACTCAATGGCGTGGGGAAAGAAGATGTGTTGCAATACATCACTGACTTCCGCACAGAGTTTAAAACTCGTCCTGGTTGGGAGAAGGGTTCGCCCAAGCGAGCTAATAAGATCTCAGAGTATCGCGACAAAGAAAAGAAAGCAGGCAAGACTAACATGCCCGGACACGTTCGAGCAAGTCTTAACTGGAATACATTAAAACGTATGTATGATGACAAATATTCAATGTCAATTACAGACGGTGCTAAAGTTATTGTGTGTAAACTTAAA